GTATTCAGCAAATGAAAAGTACAATAGTAGAGAACTAATATGAGAGAATCCGACATCATAGCACCACTTGGACTTATGTCTATTATGGGTATGTTGGCTGGAGACAAAAAATCTAATTTGTTGCAAGCACAAATAGATGCTTACCAAAAAGAAAAAGAAAAGACTGTAGAAGATCCTGTAGAAGGAAACCAGGACTTAGAAACTGTTAGTGATGAACAAAAAAAAGCTGAGTATGACAAAGCGGTTAAAGAACACGAAGAAAACTTTCAAGAAAATCCGGACGAATATAATCTTGACTTTGAACCTGGAGCTGCACTTATGAATTTAAGTGAAGACGGCCCCTTCTCAGGTTTTGGAAGTAAAATTTTAGAAACAGGTGTCGATATTGCTAGGTACACTAAGTTTCCTTTTTTATCAACTCTTCTTGAACCAACTATGCTAGGTGCTGCAGATTTTCCAATAGATGAAGAAACAGGTATGCCAATTCTTCCTGATGGTACAATTTCTAGATCTTTTCCTATAGACGATAGCGGTATGCCGCTTCTTAACAAGGCAGACGGTGGCCTAGTACCGCCGCTACGCGGACCGATGTCAAGTGGTATAGGTACATTATACAAACTTAAATAATGAAAAAAGAGAAAAAAATCAGCAAAGTAATGCGTGAATATAAATCAGGCAAACTTAAATCTGGTAAATCTAATAAAAAAGTGGTAAATAAAAAGCAAGCCATAGCTATCGCGCTCAGCGAAGCAGGTGTAAAAAAGAAAAAAAGGAGGTCATCATGATCGACGATTTAAAATGGAAAGCCCAAGAATGGTGGAACGGAACCACTAAGAAAACAAAAATTATAATTGCCGTTGGCGTTATAATTGTCATCGCGGTAATCATCAACAACTAATGAACCCACTGCTACTTATCAAACCACTTTTAGGTCTTGGAGGAGGATTATTAAATAATCCCGTTGCAAAACTCATCACCGAAAAGACCGTTGGCGCAATTTCTCACAAGCTAGAAAAAGATAAAATTATAAAAGCAAAGGAGATAGAAGCGGCTGCAAAAGTGGACGTAGCAAAGATTGGTGTTCAGATGGAACAGGTGAGACAAACTGCTAATTCATGGAAAGACGAATATTTGGTCGTTTTCTGGAGCCTCATTATTTTGGCACATTTCACACCTTGGACGCAACCATGGATGGCGGCAGGCTGGGAGATATTAGGCCAAGCAAATGATTATTTTTGGATCATTATTCTTACCATAGTTGGTGGAAGTTTTGGGGTTACTACTCTTAGTAAGTTTAAAGGCAAATAAAAACTTAGGGGGATAAATGGTGGAGGATAAGAAGTGTGCTTGTCACACTGAAGAAAAAGTACGTTCGGGGGAATGTTGCAAACAAAAAGCCAACGCTCTCGATGAGTTTTGGCATAACTTAGGAGATAAGAAAAAGAAATATGTCAGAAGCTATAGACCCAGTACACGTAGTATACAAGATCCAGAGACTACTTGACGAAATAATGGAAAACAACGCTAACGTCTTAATTGGCGGTGGTGTTGACAATATGGAGAAATATAACTATATTCTCGGAAAGATCCACGTTACGGATCAAATTAAACAGGAAATCTCTAACCTGCTACAACCAAAGGAGCCAGAACCAGATGACGAAACGAACATCGCACGCCTTAGAAGATAAATATAATGCTGAAGCAGATGCAAAAAAGATTGCAAAAAACGAAGCAAAAAAAGAAACTCAAGAAACAAATTTAGATAAGTTACCGCATCCTACAGGATGGCGTATACTTGTTATGCCCTTTCAAGTTAAAGAAAAAACTGAAGGTGGAATTATTATTGCACAAGAATCTTTAGACAAAGCACGTGTAGCAACGCAAGTTGGATACGTATTAAAGATGGGTGATCTCTGTTACAAGGATGAGGAAAAGTATCCAACAGGACCATGGTGTAAAGAAAAACAATGGGTGGTCTTTGCAAGATACGCAGGATCACGTATGCAGATTGATGGTGGTGAGATAAGAATGTTAAACGATGACGAGATACTAGGGACAATAGATGATCCTGAAGATCTTATTCACGCAATGTAATTCATAGGAGGAATTAACTATGCTAGAAGATAAAATAGATGTCGGTGAAACCGATGAACAAGAAATGGAGATTGATCTTGATGCTCCAGAACAATCACTAGAAGAACCAACAGAGGAGATTAAAGTTGAACAAATCGAGGAAACCGATGACACATCTGAGGAACCTAATGAGCAGCCTGCTGTTCAAGCTGATAAACCCCAAGACGAACTGGGAGAATATTCAGAAGGTGTTAAAAAAAGAATAGCTAAACTTACACGTAAAATGCGTGAAGCTGAAAGGCAAAAAGAAGAAGCTATTACTTACGCTCAAACTTTAAAACAACAACAAGACAAAATTAGAGGTCAGTACGACAAACTTGGCACTACTTATACTCAAGAACTAGAAGCAAAAGTAAATAATGGTATGGATGCTGCTAAACTTGCGTACAAGCAAGCAGTAGAGACGCAAGACATAGACGGTCAAATTGCAGCTCAACAAGCTATTGCTGAAATGGCTATGGAAGATGCTAGATTAAAACAAATCAAAGCAAACCAAGAACAAAGAGTGCAAGCTGCAGAACAGGTTGTACAACAACCAAAAACTGCACCTCAACAACAAGCAGAACCTGATTTTGACCCTAGAGCAGAAAGCTGGGCCCAAAAAAATAGATGGTTTGGTACTGATAATGCAATGACTTACACTGCATTTGATATACACAAAGAGCTTGTTGAAAACGAAGGATTTGATCCACAATCAGAAGAATACTATACGGAAGTCGACAAACGAATAAGGGTTGCATTTCCGCACAAATTTGATACTGTGGAGCAATCTACCACTGCACCAACGCAGAGTGTAGCAAGTGCCCGACGTCCGGCCAGTACAAAAGGACGCAGAAAAACTGTGAAACTCACACCTTCACAGGTAGCAATTTCTAAAAGATTAGGTGTGCCGCTAGAAGAATATGCGAAACAATTAGCCGCGAAGGAGGTATAAGCATATGGAAAAAGATAAAATGAAAACCACTCGCGTGAGTCAATCTAGAGCAAAAACTGAAAAGCCTAAGATTTGGACTCCTCCATCATCACTGGACGCACCACCTGCGCCAGACGGATATCGACATAGGTGGATAAGAGCTGAAAGCATGGGGTACGACGATACCACTAACATGTCAGGTAAGCTTAGATCAGGATGGGAGTTAGTTAGAGCTGACGAATATCCAAATGATAATTATCCTTCTATAGATAACGGCAAATACGCAGGTATGATCGGGGTTGGTGGCCTTGTGCTGGCAAGGATATCTGAAGAGCTCGCGCAATCACGTGAAGAGTACTTTAAAAAAGTAACTCAAGATCGAAATGATGCAATTGAAAACGATGTCTTGAAGGAACAGCACCCAAGTATGCCGATTAATCAAGATCGACAGACTCGTGTAACTTTTGGTGGCTCGAAAAAAGACTAATCTTTTCTCAACCATCGATTTAACTTTAACCCTTTAAGGAGGATAACAATATGGCAAATTTAGATGCCCCTTTTGGTTTATCTCCAATTGGAAAAATCGGCGGCGGAACTGATCCGGCAATGAACTCTTATACAGCATTTGCAAACTATGCTACTATCATCTCACAAGGCGATGTCGTAAAAATCGACGAAGCTGAAGGTGATGTACAGCTTTTTGCAGCAAACGGTGGTGGCACAGACGCTACTAATGCTATAGGTGTTTTTTGGGGATCTTCGTTTACGGATTCTAATGGTAAACCAACTTTTAAAAACACAAGACCAGCTTCTCAACTAGCAGAAGTTTTCGTGTACGACGATCCATATCAAATGTTCGAAGTACAAGGTGACGGCGCTTCAGCCCAAACCGATATATCAAATCACGCTGACTTATCTGTGGTTGCTGGTTCAACAATAACAGGTGTAAGTAAATCAGAACTAGATTCAAGTGATATTGGAACTGGAAACAACTTAAGAATCGTAGGCTTTTCTAAAAAAGAAGGCCGAGATACAGTCGGAACTAACGGCGCTAATGTTGTTTATAATGTTTTGATTAACGAACACAAATACAAATAATAGCAGGAGGTAACACATGGCTATATCAAGACAACAACTAGCAAAAGAGCTAGAGCCAGGTCTAAATGCATTATTTGGACTTGAGTACAAAAACTACGAAAACCAACACGCTGAAATTTATGATACAGAAAATTCTGATCGAGCATTCGAAGAAGAAGTAATGTTATCAGGTTTCGACAAAGCTGCCGTTAAGTCAGAAGGCGCAGCAGTGGTTTACGATAGCGCGCAGGAAACTTACACTGCAAGATATCAACATGAGACAATCGCTCTCGCTTTCTCTATCACTGAGGAAGCTGTTGAAGATAACTTGTATGATAAGATTTCAACTCGTTATACGAAAGCACTAGCTAGATCTATGGCTCAAACTAAGCAACTTAAAGCTGCTGCGATTTTAGATGGAGCTTTCACTACTTCTACAGGTGGTGACGGTGTTGCACTTTGTGCAACTAACCACCCAACAATCGCTGGAACGTTTGCAAATGAGTTAGCAACAGCTGCTGACTTATCTGAAACTTCATTAGAGCAGTCTTTAATTGACATTGCTAAAATGACAGACGAGCGTGGACTAAAAATTGCTGCTAAGGGAATGAAACTAATCATTCACCCAGCTCAGCAATTTGCAGCTGAAAGAATCATGAAATCTGCCAACAGAGTTGGTACTGCTGATAATGATTTGAATGCTATGAAATCAATGGGAATGATTCCACAAGGATTTGTGGTAAATAACTTCCTAGCTGATTCAGAGTCTTTCTTCATTAAGACAGACGTTCCTAACGGAATGAAACACATGGTTCGTGCACCAATCAAAACTGCCATGGAAGGTGATTTTGAAACTGGTAACGTTAGATATAAAGCTAGGGAAAGATACAGCTTCGGCTTCTCTGATCCTAGAGGTATCTTCGGATCTCCAGGTGTATAATCAGTAAGGTTATAAACCATTTTAAGGGGCGCTTCGGCGCCCCTTTTTATTTGCATAAAGTATTTAAAAAGCGTATACTCGCTAATCTGCGATAAAAAACTAATGTAGACGCGCGCAGGCGACGGCCTAGAGACTACATTAAACACAACTAGGAGGATTAAATCATGGCTTCAACAACTTTTTCCGGACCGATTAAGGCTGGAACAATTAAAGAAACTACCGGGTCTACTCTCGGTAAAGACGTAAAAAACACAGGACAAGTAGTAATGTCTCAAACACACTTGATTGATTTATCAGGTGGTGCAATTGCTGCAGGAGCAACTAACATGGTTATTCCAGCAAATTCACAAATTATAGACTGTATTATAGATTCTGTTGTTGCTGCATCAGGTGCAACCAATTTAAGTATTGGTGACACTGTAGGTGGAGCTACATCAATACTTAACACTTTTGCACTAGGTACAGCTGTTGGTAGAAAAAGACCAACAACAGAAGCTGGTGGTGCATTAGCTTGGTCTGATACAGGTTCTGCTGATATTAAGTTAACTATAACTGCTTCAGCGGCTACGAATGCCGGATCAACTAGAGTTACAATTCTGTACGCACAGAATAACAACTTAGGTTAATAAATAATTAATGTGGGGCTTCGGCCCCACATATTTTAAGGAGATTATATTATGTCAGGTGGCGGATCATTTACATCAGATCAAAGGACAGCTCACGCAACGGCTGATGGACAGTTAGTTACTGGCCCTTGTAGAGTTACATCTATTCAAGCAGAAGGCGTAGCAAACGCAGCTGTTGTATTGTATGACAATACTTCTGCAGCAGGAACAGCTCACACTTTTAAATTTGGCACGGAAGGACTAAGTGTTTTTATTCCTGGAAGTGGTATAAGATTTAAAACAGGTTGTTTTTTAGATTTAACAGCTACTCCAGGCGTTACTGTAACATTTAACTAGGAGGTTAGATGGCAACATCAGGTACTACTAATTTTGAGAGTGGTTTCTTAATTGATGATATTATTGAAGAGGCTTACAATCGCGTAGGCCTCGACAGTGTTAGTGGATATCAATTAAAATCAGCAAGACGTTCTT